ACACGATATTTCTCCTGTTTCTGTTGTTTGGTTATTTATTTATTAGAATGTAGTGCGTGTAATTGCACCTGTTACTTGCAATGAAGCAGATGCTTGAACAGCATCGCCTACCGCAGTTGACACTTCATAGGAGGTCAACAGACATTCGCCTGTATATTTAACAAAACCTGCTGTATTGCCTGCTGGACCGTAAACGAAGGACAAACTTGCCGCTTGACCAACGACACCTGCAAGATATCCGTCTGCTGTTGCATCAAACAAACCCGAGATGCTGATAGTCGCATCGGTCAAACCCACGATGTAGGTCTTCGCTGAGCCTGAAACTCCAAAAGTGGTGGTTTCGGCTGTCTCAATATCCCGAGGCATTGAAATGTCGTTGAGGTAACTGCTCAAATCCCGAACATTACCGCCCGAATCATCCAAAGAAAAGAATCCTGATTTACCATGTGCAAATGCCATAATTATTACTCCTTATCGTCGTGCAAACGATACTTGATATGTGATTGAACCTGTACCCGAGGCAAGTGTGTTTACTGCTCTCAGGTATCTGTTTACGGTTGTGCCTGAAGCCACAATTACCCGTTCAGAAGTTGTAACAGTCGTAGCGACGACTGTAAATGTTGCCAAATCAGCGAAAGTTGAGTTATCGGCTGAATGTTGAACTTTAATGGTCGCATTAGCGCTACGAGAGTTGGCTGTTACATGAAGTTGAGCCACACCGCCATTTGCTGACGAGGCTGAATTATCGTGTGATGAACCTGTTGTCGTGGCTGAAACCGAGGTTAAAGCGGCTAGCGAAACACCTTGGTCAAGACCGCCATCGGCTTGAGCGCTGTACGAAACAGCAACAACATCTCCGACGGGTGTTGACACCTCGTATGAGGTTGTTTTGGCTTTCAAAATAGTGACACGGTTACCTAAAGTCGTGCCGTCATAACCGATGGTGACAGGAGCCAATGTGTCGCTCCCGATAGAAGCCGAAAGAACTTCGTCTGTTGCCGAAGCGGCGCCATCAAACATACCTGAAGCGGAAACGGTACCGTCTTTCAAACCAACTATATATGTTTTAGCCGAAGAACCAAAAGCGGTGGTTTCAGCGACTTCCACATCAGCAGATGCGCTGGCATCGTTTAGAAACGAACTCAGATTGTATGCGCCGTGCAAAATTTGTGCGGATTTACCATGAATGAACGCCATTATTTACCGTCCTCAGTTTTTGACACAGTTTTTTTCAACTCAACAACTTCTTTTTCCACAGTCGCATCAATAAGTTCAATCATTCCTTGTTCACGAAGCCACTTGATTGACTTTGCGGGGATATCTTCTGTGATTTCGCCTGCTTCTACACGACGGTCAGGAGGGAACTCCAATCCTGTCTTCACCAAGTATTTCGGCATTTTGCTCCTAAAGTTTCGGGCGTGTCTGTATCCCCGAAATCTCCCCGACCACAAGGGTACGAACGGGCGATGCCGAGGTCACAAGGACACGAATACAAACGAAAGATTACATCGCATGAAGCAAACCTTCACACTCAATAGTGGTCAAGTTAGTTACAAACCCCAATGGGCTAAGCCACCATTATCAAACAAATATTTAGCAACTTTCAAATTGCAATCCAAATCAGTCAAAACAGTTAAATCGCCAAGGTCGGCTTTACAAATTTTGGATACAACCGTCCGCCACGACGAGTTAATTTGCAACAAACCGCTATCCCAACTCTTATCTTTATTCAAATGATAGGTCAAATTGCCGTCTTTATCCCAAGTCGCATTGATTGCCTTGACACGGCACCTTGATTCCCGCCAAGCAATATAAGAAAATATTTCAACAGGAACAAGTCCGTACTGCTCAAAAAGAGCCTCAAATTTAGGGCATCTTTTCACCTGTTTTGAAGACACCGAAACCACCACAGTCGTCGTGGTTGTGGTTGTCGTGGGCGCCTGCGAAGTCGTCACAATCGGGTCAAAAGACACCACAGATAAAGTTTGAGGTGGGGACACCTCTTTTTCGGGGTCAAGGAAACTGAAAAAGAGTACGCCAACTAATAGCGAAAAAAGCACTAGGAAACGCTTCATTAGAACCTCCAATGTTTAAGCGATTAAGTTATTTACCCGACGACGAATACGCCCGAACGGTAATTAATTCCTTTACACCAGCCATTTGTTCTCCTTTAAAACAATCTGACAGCAATCAAACTTTAGCCCAAAACACTACCCGAAATCAAGAACCTAAAGGCTTCTAAGCCCCATTTTTAGCCTTACACCGAGGACATAAAATAACCCAAGGTTTAGTCACAGAAACAGCAAGCATCCTAGAACAACGCCAACATCTAGGTTGCTCATCAATGTTTGCTTGACGACCATACGGGTCGGCAGGTTTTTCTTCTAAGGAAGCCATACGGTGAAATCGCATCCGATGATTGCTCTATCGTCGCCGTCACGAGAAAGCGGATAAAGTTCTGAAGTAGAAAGCACACACATAATTGCCACACCCGACAAAGTAGTGTTTTGAATAGCGCCCAAAACACCCCGAACTGCTTCAGCCTTTGACCGAGCAGTTGGGTAATCGTTCCTTGCCGCCCGACAATAAACCCGCACCCTCTGATGGTCAATAGCCTTCACCGACGAACCGAAAGTATGGTCAGGACCAACACCCTGATTCTCGTACAAAGTCACACAAGCATCGGGGGTGTCAGGCATCCGAGCCAAAAAAATGTTGGTAGCAAGAGTACCTTGACCCTGAGATTGCAGATAAGCACCTAACGCATCAAGAATAGCCATCAAACCACCGAATCGTAACCTTCAGGGATAGAACCCCGTTTGCGTAACATAATCGCCACTCTTGAAGCAATGTTTTTAGCCAACCGCCCCTGAGCATCCGTAATTGGGTCTTCAAGATATTTTGCTTTGCGACCTTCTGCGTGTTTAAACATCAAATTCTCATGTTGAATCATCGCATAATCAACAGCCGTTCCACCATAAGAAATTTCTACTGCTACTTTAGAACCCACAGAATAAGGTTGATGAACCATACCCGAACCTGACAGCGCACCAAAACGATAAGGTACTTGACGCTTAGACTCAGCCAACACAAGTTGCGCTTCAGCATATAATGCCTCCATAGTTGCAGGAACTACCTTTTTTTCAACAGCCAAAAGCGCCATCGCTTCGCCAAATCCTTCAACTTCAACATTAAATTTCACAGTTACGACCCGAACGACACAATAGTGTGTGGCAAATAAGCCCCATCATCAATCTCACGAACAGAAATAATTAAAGGAATTTTCCCTGACGGCAAAACCAACTTAGATTCAGTAGTGATAACAGGATTACCGTAAAAAATTACCCGACCCTCTTCATAAACATCCCTGTTATCGGCAGTTTTAATGACACGACCCGTCTCCTGAACATAAGCCCGAGTTTCAACCGCAACACCCGAATAAGTAACTTTGCCATAACTATCCGTTGAAGTAGATGGATACACCGAAATAGTTTCAGGCATCAAAGAAAGAAAAGAAGGGTCAAGAGCCACAACTAAAACTAATCCGTTTCGTCACCAATAGAGTCTGACTTCGTAGGATTTCCTGGGAACCTGTCCATCCCCATCGTAAACATAAACGAACCATCAAACACGCTCGTGTCAAAATTCGGGCTAGGAGGCGCAAACCTTGAAGCCTGTGACCTCAAATAAGTTGCTCGCTCCATGAAAGTTTTTGCTTGAGCCATATATTGTGTGGAAACCGACAAATCACCCACACTCTTAGAAGAATCCGACTTAGATGTGTACTTGCCCGCAATCGCATCACAAGCATAAGATGCGGCAACATAAGTGTTGTTATTCCACTCGCTTAAAAGATAAGCAATTTCCGCATCGTTGATTTGTTGATTCGTTGTATCTGTGTCACCACTCAAAAACCGTACAGCATCACGAGGACTAGCCGCAGGGTCACCTGAATAAGTCCAAGCCATGACTTAGACCCAAAACAAACTAGCCCTTAGCCGAAGGCGCTTTAACCTTGGGCTTAGGCTCAGCAACAGGAGTAACAGGTGCATCTAAAAGAGGCATCAAAAATCGGTTGCTAATTAAACTTTTCAGATTACGCCAACCCGCACCATCAACGATTTCGCCAACAGGAATAAACGAACCATCACCTGTAGGGATTTTTTTTGTTACTTTGTATGCCATATTTCCTCCGATTTTATTTGGACACTAACGGTCACTGACCGAAAGATTAAGCGACTCTGTACCACACAACCGTATTAGCGGCTGAGACACGAACCTTAAAAGTTCCCGAAGTTGCCGCTGAAACACTTGCATTCCCAACAATGGTCGCATCCGTACCTGCGGTGATAACCAACGGGTGTGTTGCTGAAGCAAGGTTTACAACATGAACTTCAAAAGTGTCACCAACTGCGTAACCCTTCAAAGCGCCACAAGTGAGAGTTCCTGTTGGAACGGTCTTAGCCCGTGAAGCCGTAGGAGTACCAACCAACAAACCACCATTTGTAACAACCATAGCGGCTGTCAAAGTTTCGGCGGCATCAGTCAAAGTTGTGACTGTTGTTTTGCGAGTTGTCGTATTTGCGGCGACAGGTCCGCTAGTTCGGAGTGAACCAAACAAACCGTTGCCCTTAGTTAATCTATTTGCCATTAGAGGCTCCTATGTTTCAGAGAGATTACGCTACGCAAGATGAGAAGAAGTAACCGAGGTCTGAACCAATGACTTTCATATCAAAAGCGACTTCGGCTTCAATTCTGTCAGCCTTGTATTGTTCCATACGCATACGGCTTACACCGATTGTTGCGCCAATGCCTTGAGAAACGCCTGTCCACGACATTACATAACCACCCGACGGTTGGAGCAAACCAGCC